ATTTGTTTGGCCAAATTGGTATGAATGCCTGTGGTCTTGAGTTTCATGAGAGACTCATCCATATGTATGAGGCCATTGTTGGTACCTTAGATCTAGATATGGAACAATTCCTTAATGATGAAGGATGGTTGGATTCAGATTTTGATAAATATGATAAACGACTTCTTGTTTTAACATTTGCTGTATATGTGTTATGGCTTATTGTTTGTGAAACACCTTGTTATAAGGATAATCCTATTGAGAAGAATAGGGTTAAGCTTATTTTACAATCTTTGCAACAATTTATTGTTATAATTGAGAATGAGGTTATTTTGATGGACAAACGATTGCCAAGTGGTGTTTTTGGAACAGCTTGGATAAATTGTATTGCAGAGTGTATTATTGAGATTCTTCAGTTTTATTACTGTTTTGCTGTAGCATATGGAAGGCCACTTGTTGGTAACTTTGTGCTTGATGGCATTAGAGTAATTAATTTCTTTAGTGTTGTCTCATTAATTAATTTTGGTGATGATAATTTAAAATTTGTCAATCGGTCTTTTAGAGGTATTTACACCCATGAAAATATCTCTCTTTTTTCTAAGTTTATTTGCATGGGTATTACTCCTGCACATAAGACTGAATCTCGAATAGAGTTCAAGAAAGTAACAGATATTCTCTTTCTCAAGAGGACACCTGTGTTTATTCCTAGATTACGATTATTAGTTGGACGTCTGGAGTTTACTTCTATAGGTAAAATGCTCGCATTTACTGATTCTAATGATGCCTCTTGGTATGCAATGGTTATGAATCAGGCTAGACGTGAATTGTCATGTTATCCTAAGAATGTAATTGATTTGTTTAAACAACTTTTTGAAGAACAATTTGATGAAGATAAGGTACTTGATGAAGTGTTAAGTACTCGGGAATGGTTTAAACCACAAGATGATAACATTGTAGAATACGATGTTGGTCAGGAGTTTACCACCCAAGAAAAAGAAGCCGAGCCAGGGCTTACAAAACAGGCTGATGTTTAATTTAATACCAGCTTGTCTGGCATTATTATTAAATAATCAGTTTTGACTGGTTTTT